TAAAAGATCCAAATAAACCTGATTATGGTGCTACTGCTGGTGATGAACCTGCTAAAACTTATGAAAAGAATAGACAACAATTCAAGATGGTTAAATTAGAATCACCATCATGGACAATTGAAGTACCAGTTAGAAAGAAATGAAAAAAATTTGTGCTATAATACGGAAGTGGTTAGACTTATCAACACATGAGCCTTGGCAAAAAGATGAGAACTCAAAATAAAGAAAATTACTACTACTTCTTTTGGATAGTAGCAATGGTTGCTTTTATTGCTCCACAAATATTTGGAGCAATTGCATATCATAGAATTGCTGATTATCTAAGTAGACCGATACAAGTGGAGGTAACTGCTAAGTAATGTTTTCTGCCGACCACTGGGAAGATAATTTGGATCCTTTTAGTAGTGAGGATAAAAGAACATGTACTACATGTAAACAATTGTTACCGATAAGTGCTTTCGGTAAGGATGCTTGTAGAACTGATGGTAAGGATCCAAGATGTCTAAAATGTGGTGCTAGGCAAAAACGTGAAATGACAGCGATACGAAGGATTGCACCACCAAAACCTATAGACAACAGATGCCAATGTTGTGGTAGGGTAATATTAGGAACACTTTGCCTTGACCATTGTCACGAAACTATGAAATTTCGTGGTTGGATATGTTCAGCATGTAATATAGGTATAGGTAAATTAGGAGACACTTTGCAAGGTACAAGAAATGCCTATGAATACTTATCTGAATTTCACAAAACATTATGAATATTTTGAAAACACCCTTGAGATATCCTGGTGGTAAATCTAGGGCAGTGAACAAGATCAGAAATTTTTTTCCTGATCTAACATTATGTAAAGAGTATCGTGAACCATTCTTAGGTGGTGGGTCTGTAGCGTTGTATGTAACCACTACATTTCCTAATATAAAAGTATGGGTAAATGATCTTTATGAACCCCTAGTAAACTTTTGGCAAACTTTACAAACACAAGGTGATGAAATTGCGACCAGGTTATCAGATACCAAAACAAAATACCCGTCTTCAAAATCTTTATTCCAAGACTCAAAAGATGTTATCCAAGATAGAGGATCTTCCAATCTCGAAAGGGCTGTTGCTTTTTACATCGTTAACAAGTGCAGTTTCAGTGGTCTTACTGAGTGTAGCTCTTTCTCAAGATCCGCCTCCATCCAAAATTTTACCGTGCGAGGGATTGGAAAATTACCCCAATATAGCAAACTCATCAGAAACTGGTACATAACAAATCTTGAATATCAAGACCTGATGACTGATACTATGCAAGCGTTCATATATCTTGATCCTCCATATGAGATAGGAACAAATTTATATGGTAAGAAGGGTGAGATGCATAAGCATTTTGATCATGATGCATTCGCCAAGGATTGTGATAAACGAACTTCAAAAATACTTGTATCATATAATAACTCTCAACTTATAAAGGATAGATTTTCAAATTGGTGTGCTTCAGAATATTCCCATACATACACAATGAGATCTGTTGGTGATTATATGAAGAACCAGACAAAGCGTAAGGAATTACTGCTTTTCAACTATAATAAAGAAGCAACACCTAAAGCAAAAATTCAATTTTCTTTTGATGGTTGTTATAACTATGGTAAACTCAATCAAGCAGGTTTAGTAACATGAATCCAGATGATAATCCCTTTTGGGGTGAACCAACTCCTACTGACCTATGGGATGATATGGATAAATTGAATGGTTTATATGAAGAACTTGAGTGGGATCATACTGATTACTTAGAGTTTGCAATTGAAGGTAATCATATTACTATCAGAAATAGATCGAGGGAGGGTAGATGAAACTTGATTTTTGTGTCTTATGTGGCACTACTGAAAATTTACACCATCATCATGTGATACCTAAAGTAAAAGGTGGAACTGATAATGAAGATAATTTTATAACTCTTTGTGAGAAACATCATGAGATGATTCATAAGATTAATCATTGTGATGATTTTTTTGAACTTGCTAGAATTGGGAGAGAAAGAGCAAAAAAAGCAGGAGTAAAATTTGGTATGAAACCAAGGCATGAGCACCTGTATGATGAGATTACTAAATTGTATTTGGATTGGAATGGATATGGAACTATCGGAAAAAAACTTGGTATAGCAAGAGGAACAGTTCAAAGTATAGTTAAAGACCAATTAAAGATTGTTGGTAAACGAGGACCAAAACCTGCAGCAGAAAAAAAATATAGAAAACTAAAAAATGGTCAATTTGTTTTAGGAGTGTAAAATTATGAAACCAGAACTAAAGGATTGGTTGAACTCTATCAATTTCAAAAAGAATAATATATTTGAAGATCCAGATATCAAGACTTCACAGTATCCAGCATTTATTGTAAATAAATGTTTGTCTGGGCATATAGATTCTGTTCTATATGCTAATGAAATGAACATGTATCATAGTCTAGACAAGAGGTTACAGTATGATTTTTTACTAAATATTCTGAGATCTCGGAAAAGATTCTCTCCTTGGATTAGAAAGGAGGAATTGGACAATCTTGAATTAGTCAAGAAGTACTATGGCTATAGTAATGAAAAGGCAAAACAAGTCCTCACCATACTTACCGAAGATCAGTTGACTCACATTAGAAATAAACTTGATACTGGAGGATTGAAATGAGTGCCGTGGTTGAACCAGAATACAACTGGTCCCCTGATAAAATGGTTGAAGTTTCATTAGGTGAACCTGATGATTTTTTGAAGGTTAGGGAAACACTAACCAGAATAGGTGTAGCATCAAGAAAAGAAAAAAAGTTATATCAATCATGTCATATACTTCATAAGCAGGGTAAGTATTACATAGTACATTTCAAAGAATTGTTTGCTCTTGATGGTAAGCGAGCAAACTTGAGTATGAATGACATACAAAGAAGAAATCGTATTGTTCAGTTATTGTCAGATTGGGGATTGGTGAATGTTGTATCTACAGATTCTATTGTTGATATAGCACCTCTCAATCAGATAAAGGTTATTGCTTTTAGGGAAAAGGGTGAATGGGTATTAGAAACAAAGTATAATATTGGAAAGAGAAAGTCTAATGAATCTTCTTGATTCTTGGTTCATATGAACCTTCTGGTTGAATATAAATTTTATCTGTAAATGGCGTGATTACTTTGTGGTCACGCTTTTTTTGTCCACATTTTTTTATGCATAATGGATCTTTGAATGTACTTATAGTATTCCAAAATATTTTCCATTCTTCTGATTCCAAAAGTTCTTTGAGAGAATTGTAATCACGAATGTTGGGTACGGTTGATGTATTTTCATATTGAGATCCCCACCAACAACATGGGAAAACATTTCCTCTTGCAGATATATACAATCTTTTTCTTTCAACACATAGTGGAGATACTTTACTGAAGAATTGTTTTCCTATTTGATGAGTTCCTACTCCTCTTTCAATATTTCTATTAGAATGTATGGTGTGGAAATGTAAGAATCCCATATCCTTTGCTCTTTGTTGTGCATCTTCTAGTTGATGTTCATTCCAACTAAACAATACCATAGACCATACTGCCCAACCTCCAGCATTTATAAATGCTTGAGCGTTTTCTAAGGTCTTCTCCCATATACAATTTACCCTGTAGTATTCATAAGTTTCTTTATCGTTACCATCAAGAGCAAATAGTACTGGATTATCTCCTATTCTGGATGCTAATTTTTCCCAGTAAGATGGTTTATGTGCTGATCCATTTGTAAAAAGTTTTATTTCTATATTCTTATCTACAAGATGATCTAAGATTGGAAATAGATGTCTATTGGCACTAGCATCACCATAGTTACCACACATTTCTATTGATTTTATATCTGAATCAGTTATCTTTTCTATATCTTCTACTGTTAAATCGGTACTGATAACCCTACCTTTTTCATTCCTAGAACAAAAAAGGCAAGCAGCATTACACTTATCAGTCAAATCTATCTGGATATCCGTCCACTTTATTTCGGATTCCCTCATCTACAAAAAAGGTGTTACTTGTATAATTATCTATGTCGCCTTCGGGGACATGTAAACGACGCTTTAGAGGTCACTATGTTTAACAACGCACAAACAGTCACTCTCACTGTACCAGAGACTAAACAGTATTTGGATAAGGTGAGAAGGAACATGATAGGATTCGATGATTGGATCAACGAGTTCGATCAGCACTTTTCAACAAACTCCAATTATCCACCTTACAATACAGTCAAACTCAGCAACCATGAGTACCGTGTTGAAGTGGCATTAGCTGGATTCAAAAAAGATGATATTAAAGTTTACACACAGGAGGGTAAACTTTTTGTTGAAGGAAAGAAACCAGATACAGTAGAGCATGAGTATGTTCATAAAGGACTTGCTCAACGTGCTTTCACTAGAGGATGGTCACTACCTGACGATCTAATTGTCAAGGCAGTCCGATTTGAAGATGGTTTACTTTTGATTGATATTGATAGAGTTATTCCTGAACATCAGCAACGAAAAGATTGGCTCTAAATACTACTACGGATTATATAAGTTTGTAGTGTATTCAAGAGTACTGAAACACATCAAAGCGTCAGATCTCCGTGAGA